CTCCTTTAAATATCTATATTATTTACGTACAGTTCGCGAAATTGCGTCTGCATAATTAGCTATTGGACCTGTCATCATTGGAGAAGTTTCTTCCTCTAAATCAATTGGGTCACTATCTTCAACATTAGATGCTGAAGCAACAGCTTGTTTGTTGTTGAAATATGATTCTTTCAAAGTGTTTAACTTCTTCTCAAAATCTTCAACGTTATCATAATCTAAACCTTCCGATAGAGCACGGAGTTTTTCAATTTGTGTTCCAGCTAAACCATCTGTGGCCTCACTGAAAATGTTTGTTACCTGAGCGTCGATTAATTCGTTGCTCATAGAAATCTTGCTAGATGTTTCTTCTTCTAACTTTCCTTGAAGTTCTTCTATTTGAGTTTGAAGGTCTGTTAAGATGTCTGAATCTGCTTCTTCGGGGATTACAACATTGTGTGCTTCCATTAATCCTCGTAAGCCTGTCATGAATGATTCTGCAACTTCTACCTTAAGAGATGATTCGATAGCAACTTTGTTATCTTCCATCCATTGCTCACTTAAGTAGTTGATGTATTCATCTACTTTAGATGTCATATCTTCTGCAAGTGCTTCTTTAGCTTCTGCAAGCTGTGTGTCAAATGCTTCTGAATATGTAGCGTCGATGTCAGATACTCTAGCGCTAACAGCAGCTTCAAAAACTGTCTCTGCTTTTTCTCTTAAGTCTTCAGAGAGGTCATCTCCAAAGATTGCGTCGATATCTTCTTTATTCATTGATCCGCCTTGTCCAGGTGTTGCAACTTTAGGCGCATCTTTAGCAGTAGCAGAAGCACTCTTGTCAGCTTTTCGAGCTGGAGCTTTCGTACCACTTTTAGATCCGATTAGGTCTTCACCTTTGGACTCAGATCCTGATTTTTCGTCTGAACCGCCTGGGTTAGGTGCTGTGAAAGATGCAGTCTTATCTGCCGATCTTTTATTGCTTCCTTTAACCACAGGATCAGCTATAGATGAATCCTCACCGCTGGCCTTAAACTCGTCAAGTTCTACTTGCTCTTCGGCCACAGCTTCGATTTCCTCGTTGGTGAACTTTTCTAGTTCTTTAGCCATTTTTTTCTCCTCGTAGTTTGAGTCTTATATACTTGTGTATATTATTTATAAATTATAAGTTTACAGGGTTCTTAGAAACTTCTCAAATAACTTAATTGAATTTTCATTCAACTCTTTTACTGATCTAGCTCCCGTCTTAACTATTTCTTCTATCACAGCCTGTGATTGCCAAGAATTAGTAGCAGCGTCGTAAACCCACTCTACACCCTCCATAACACCATTCACAAATGCGTTAGGTGCGGACGGGTCAGCTACAATATCGCCTGCAGTAGCAAGTTGAAAATCACCCTGCACTTCGTTAATACCATCACTGTTCTGTCTTAGAGACCCCATGCCTCGAGAGGAGACACCTAAATTAGCGCCTTCGTCGATTAAAGATTTTACAATCTTTCCGTATGGAGTATCCATGATCTTTGCTTTTCCAACATAATTGTTGCCTTCTTTCTTGAGGCTTTTCATCATATGAGATACTCTTTCTAAATTAATAGTTGGACCCTCTGGGTGTCCTAGTTCTCCATATGCTCTATTTTGTTGAATAAATTGTTCGTTATATCTTTGGACTTCTTTGTCCAAAGTCTCTACAGGATACATTCTTCCGTTCCTGTTCTTGATGCCACCTTGCATAAAGATGCCTTCAATAAAATGATTCTTACCGCCGCCTTCTTTTGCTTCAGTAATTGCTGATACATGTTCAAAGTTAGTTTCTGCTATTAGCTTCATGTTATCCCTCTACTGATACGCCAGCTGCTAATAATGTTGCAGCTGATCCAAAGACTTCGTCTGTTGGGTCTTTTTTTAATATTACTGATTGACCAGCACCTACAGAAATCATTCCTTTAACTACAGCATCACCTACTGTAGAAGCATTGTTGGATGCTGTCTGTATTGTTACGTCACCCTTGGCGGTGTGATTGTTATATACTCTAACTGCAGTAGCTAAACTAATGTTGCCTGCGTGAGTATTGTTTGCTACTAATGCAGCTTGTGAACTTTTTAGTTTTAATACCTCAGCCACTATTCGTCCCCTTCCAACTCAGCCATTGTGTTCAATGCAAACTCGACTGCAGTCTCTGGACTCTCGTCTAGTAGCTTATCAAACTTTTCTAAATTAACTTCGTTTAGATTATCTCTAACAAAGTCAACTGCTTGTTCTGCTGACTCATATGCGATTGCATCTTCGCCTGGTTTGTAATGACCAGCTCCTGCAACATCATGAGTAGTATCTTTTGGAACAGATCCACTAAACACTGCTTCTTGTTCTTTTTCATTTTTAAAAGCAGGGTGTAGATTTTTCTGAACGTTGTCCATATGTTTGTCTACAAATCTTTTTTCGGCAGGTGATTTAGGGTTGGCATAATTAGAAACAGTTCCAGCTTGTTCTTCTGGATCTGGCACTAAGTCAATTTTCTTTAACTCGACTATCTGTCTAAGTGATTTCATTATTCTTCCTCTTGCTCTTCTGATTCCTCAGGTTCTTCTATTTCATTCTGCACGTGTGCAGAATCGCCTTCACCTTCATCTTCATCAGCTTCCATCTCTACTGGATCCAGTTCTAGTTCTTGTTGAACTTCAACTGGGTCAGCATCCTGCTCTGGCATTTCTTGTCCAAAGAACTCATTAGAAATTTCATTCTTGATTCCTTGTACTTGATCAACAACCTTGTCAAGCATAATGTCGTTCATTACTTCACCTGCTTTGTTAGGTTTATCATCCATTGCCAAATCAACTATGTCTCTTGCTGTTCCATTATCTGCCATTATATTCTCCTGTATTATTTATATAAATTATACTCACGCAGATGGTGCTTCTGGGAATCCATTCCCTTGTTCTGGCGCTTCTTCGCCATTTTCTGGCTGTTGAGCAGGCATATTATCCATATTTTCCTGTTCCGCTTCAGCGTCAGCCGTCATCTCTGCATGCATATCTTCAATCTCTTCTTCTGTCTGTCTAAGCACATGAGTCTTAACCCACTTGCTACTAAAGTATTTACCAAGGTAAGGATCCACGTCATTGACTGCTCCTAACTTCTCTCTAAAGATTTCTAGCTCTTTAAGTTCTGAGAAGTGACTGTCGGTTACATAATCGAACCTCATCTCTCTACGAACCATTGGCCAATCATCAGGAGTGATAACACCTTTAAGAATTAATTGTTTTTCTAAAGCATGTTCAAATATTCTAGAAAACTTTAATCTAATTCTTCCTATAAACTTTTGAAACTTAATTTCGTCTCTTGATATTTCTGAAGCTCTACCTATTGCAAAACCTGACTCAGCTTCTAATCTTGATACTGGTACATTCAATGCTCTGTATAACTTCTTCTGGAAGTATAGGACATCGTCCATCTCTCCCAAGTTCTGTCCAGCTGGAAGAGTAGTAATCTCAGTACCCTTCCCGCCTTCTCTTCTCGGTAACCAATAATCTTCTAACATTGTCATGAACTTTCTATCGTCTCTTAGTTCACCTGTTGAAGCATCATACACAAGTCTATTCTTATGCTTGGCCATCATGTCTCTTAGATATTGTTCAGCCTTTACCTTAGGTAAATTACCAACGTCAATATAAAATATTCTTCTCTCTGGTGCTCTGGATATTCTATAGATGACTGTTGCATCTTCCAGAACTCGTAATTGATTTAAAGGTTTGATTGCTTTATGTAAGTGAGATAATACCATTTTATTATCTTCACTCATTAGACCAGACGTACAATGTAATATACTATCCTTAGCGATCTTGATGCCTTGTGTAGTACCTTGAGCGGGATTGAGCGTCCCTGGTCCTGACTTAAAGCCTTTATCATTATACAGGTAATATTCCTGACTCGTTTGTGTAAGAGTCACTTCATTAGGACCTGAACCTTTTCTTTTCTTTTTGACTGCTCTGACCTTTCGAATCTTTCTAGGGTCAATGTATCTGAGTTCTTGGATTCCCGCCTTGACGTTTGCTTCGTCTATGATGGCATGGTAGTATAATCTTCCGTCGATATACCAATGTCTGAACGTCTCATAACTTTGTCTTTCAAAGTCTAGCAAATCTTTAACTAAATGGAATTCTTCTTGAATTCTTTTCTTAATATTATCTGCAACATCAACTTTGTCTAAGTCTAGTTCTACTGTGTGTGATTCGGGATCGTAAACAATTGCCTCATTTACTACATCATCAATAGCATTCTCGCACTCAGGCTGCATGGACATTTGCCTGTAACGTGTGACGAGCTCGCCTTCTGTCTTTGATGATTGTTCAAGATCAACGTATTGTCCATAGACGCCACCTTCGGCGACTACGACTGCACCGTCATCTTCTTGTTTAGGGACGAAAGAACCCAGATCTTGGTCTGTGGTTTTTCTTTTGATTTCGAAACCGAATAATTCTGCCATGCTTACCTCATACTATATCTATAGTGAATAGCGAACTATACACTATAAAAGAAGTAAAGGCAACAGTTAAGTTGCCTTTATCCTTAATTTCCGCCTGCGTTGCCTGTAGAACCACCAGTCACTTCCCACCAATCGTATTGGAAAGTCACCTGGAATTCTTGAATGACATCTGTAGCATTCCAATCAACTTCCATCTCAGTTATGTTAACTGGGAATATACCATTAAAAGAATACTCTCTTATTGGAACACCGGTCTTACTAAATTGTGTGACCTGTGCTGTTTGCTTGTATGCTAAGTCTGCAGCTGATCCAAAGCCTCTTACGTTGCCTAGATGAGAGTTGATTTGATTCATCCACTCTTCCATTGCATTTCTAATTAAGAAGTCTTCGTCGTTTATTACTGTTACGTTCCACTCAGCGAATGTTCTATCACCAGCAATCTTTACCTTTCTTCCGAAGTATGGTACTTCAATGAAACCTAAAGTTGAAGCTGGGACCTGAGAAGCTCTAATTAAAAATGGAGCTTTGAGGTCGCCTGCTGCGTTTGCCGGGTTAGTGATATTAACTTGGAACAGGGTAGGTCTAGCACCACCAAGTGATAACTGGGACCTTATTTCGTTAATGTTAAAAGCCATTGTTTTCTCCTATTCCTATTTATTAAAATTGACCAACAATTTCTGAGAATTCAACACCACTTCTTACCGCTACAAAGTTTAACTGTATGTAGTTAATACTTCTTGAAGGTTTAATGTAGATGTCTCCTACAAATTCGTTTCTATCTATTACTTCTCCAGTGTTGTTTGTGTCGTCACATACAACTTTAAAGTCTGTAATACCTTTTCTTCCTTGAATGTCTCTTAAGAATGGCTCAACCAAGTTCTTAAATTGACTTCTTGTGAAGCTATCGTTAAATTCAAACAATGTGAATTTAGCTGCTGTCGAAATTGCTTTCTCTAAAACTATGAACAATCTTCTTACATTTAATCTATCAAATGCTGATGGCTTACCTAGTAGAGTCTTATCACCAAACAAGATTGTACCTTGTCCTGGGAATGTTACTACTGGGTTAATATCTGATTGATACAATAAATCTCTTTCAGCTTGTTTAGGATTGAAGGCTAGTTTAACTACATTCTTTAAACCACCTCTGTTGTATCCTGCTGGTGAGAACCATGCATCTCTTAGTTCATCTGATCTTACTGCTAGGCCTGCAATGTCACCGTTAAGTGGCACATACCTGTATACATCTTCATACTTATCGTAAGCATATTTGTATCCGCTGTCTAGCATTGCATATGATGAGTTTGTTAAAGCATTTCTATATGCTTTGATTGCATCAACTTCGCCACCAATGTTATTAACTACATCACCTTTAGCTGGTGAAGCAAATAGAACACAATCTTTTCTCTTTTCACAGATATTATCTATGATGTATTTTGCAACACCTGAATCTGCTGTTCCACCTAATGCTTTACCCTGAAGGATTAAGCTGATGTCTACATCTTCTGCTGAAGCAAATTTGTCATACCCTGCTGATATATCAGCTAATGACATGGATCCTTCTGCTGCAGAATCGACACCTAATTTAAGTGAATCGTAATTTGCATTTTGTGTTGCTAATGCAGTACTTGCTGCACCTGTTGTGTTTGCTGCTAAGTTGAAAGCACCTTTTGCCCATACCCAAGATGACTGTTGATTGATAACATTGATCCAGAAGTTAGTTTCTCCTGATTCTGTTTTCGCATCAGTAGCTCTTGATACACCTTCAAATACTTCTAGTACTTGTCCTTTA